CATTACGCTTGGTGATAGCTACTCTGCTGGTACTGATACATTTACTATCTTCCGTGACATACCTGTTGAGCGTACCACTGATTTTCCAACATCAGGCCCATTTAACATCTCATCTTTGAATACAGAACTGGACAAGATCATTGCTATCGAGCAAGAGCTTGAGACTAAGGTTACTCGTACTTTGCAGCTTGCTGATTCAGATGCGACTGTTGATCTAAAGCTGCCTAACCTCGATACTCGCAAAGGAACGACTCTTGCGTTTAATGCTACAACTGGTGTTCCCGAGGCTGGCCCTAGTATCTCAGGGGTTACAACAGTAGCTGCTTTGGCTGCTGACATTGCTACGCTTGCTGACATCGAGGATGGCACTGTAGCAACTGATGCTATTAGTGATACGGCTGCTATTGCGGCAAATGTAACGACAGTAGCTGGCATATCTAGCAATGTAAGTGCTGTAGCTGGTAACGCTTCTAACATCAATGCTGTTAACGCTAACTCATCAAACATCAACACAGTGGCTGGCATTAACGCTAACGTGACTACTGTTGCCGGTATCTCTTCAAACGTAACAACGGCTGCTGGTATTTCTGCTGACATTACTGCGGTGGCTGCGGATGCAAGTGACATTGGTACAGTTTCTAGCAATATCTCAAATGTTAATACAGTAGCGGGAATATCTGCTGACGTAAGTACGGTTGCTGCTGATGGTACAGACATTGGCGTTGTAGCTGGTATATCATCAGACGTAACTACAGTCTCAGGCATTTCTTCTAATGTCACAACAGTGGCTGGCATATCAGCAAATGTTACAGCTGTTGCCGGTGATGCAACTGACATTGGAACCGTGGCAACAAACATTGCTAACGTAAACACAGTTGCTGGTATTAGCTCTAATGTGACTACAGTCGCTGGTATTGCTGCTGATGTTACTGCTGCGGCAACTAACGTGTCTGACATTCAAGCTATTTCTACTGCCATTGCAGATGTGATTACAGTGGCTAACGATCTTAATGAGGCTACTTCAGAGATTGACACAGTAGCTAACAGCATTGCTAATGTTGATTTAGTTGGTGGTTCTATTACCAACGTCAACACTGTTGCTACTAACCTGACAGATATTAACTCTTTTGCTAATACATATTTTATCTCAGCAACAGCACCAGTAAGCCCAACCACAGGTGATTTGTGGTTTGATACAACAGCCAGCACTATGAAAGTTTATGATGGCTCGGGCTTTGTTAATGCTGGATCATCTGTCAATGGAACATCTGCACGTTATAGCTATACGGCCACTGCTGCTCAGACATCATTCTCTGCAACCTATGATGCTGGATATGTAGATGTATATCTTAATGGCGTTAAGCTTGTTTCTGGTACAGATTTTACTGCTACTGATGGATCGACAGTCGTCCTTGCAACTGGTGCTGCTCTCAATGACACTGTTGATATTATTGGCTATGGCACTTTCAGCATATCTAGCGCAGTAACATTGCCTGATGGCGTAAAAGCATCATTTGGAGATTCTAATGATCTTCAGATTTACAGAGATCCTAGTGCAAATGTTTCTTGGATCTCTAACACAGTAGGCGATCTTTATATTAGAAATGATGGTGGTGCTGGAAGCTCTTTAAGTATTCAAGCTAAAACAAATGAAGACTCTATAGTTTGCGTTCAAGATTTTGGCGTTTCTCTTTTTTATGATAATTCTCTTAAACTCGCCACCACCGCCACAGGCGTGGATGTCACTGGCACTGTGACGGCTACAGGTGCAACCACAACAAACAGTGGACTTATTCTTCAATCGTCTAGTGTAACTAAATCTGCTTTGAATATTGCTGCTACAACAAATCAAGGCATTAACGGAACGGCTGCTGGTGACCAATACAACTGGACTACTGGCGGCAAAATGCTTTGGTCAACTAATAGTGGCACAAACGCCCATTTGGTTTTGGACAGCAGCGGTAATGTGGGCATTGGGACGAGTTCGCCTACGTCTGGCAAATTAGTACTAAATTCAACTCAAACTGGCACAGAAAAACAACTAGTTATAAGAGATAGTACTAATGGATGGACACGCAAAATAGGCGTAGACACTAGTAATAACTTAGGCTTTTTTGATGGTGACACGGAACGTATGCGCATAGACAGCAGCGGCAAGTTATTTAAGGGAAGAACGACAACTTTTGGTGGGGCTAATATTGATAATGATGGTGCTGAATTTTCTGCCATCGGCAATGCTGTTTTAGGCATTGGACGGGGCAGTGCTGACTTAGGTGCTTGTGTTAGGTTCTTTTCAGTTCCCACTAGTGGAACAGGAACTATTGTCGGTTCAATTAGCATCACAGGCTCTTCAACAGCTTACAACACCTCATCCGACTACCGCCTAAAAACCGCAGTCAACTACGACTGGGACGCAACCACCCGCCTCAAGCAACTAAAGCCAGCTAGGTTTGAATGGATTGCTGATGGTGATGACGCTGTTCCTGTCGATGGCTTCCTTGCACACGAGGTGCAGGACGTTGTTCCAGAGGCTATCAGCGGCACTAAAGATGCTATGATGGACGAGGAATACGAGGTAACGCCAGCCGTTGAAGCAACCTATGATGAAGAAGGTAATGTGCTTACAGAGGCAGTTCCAGCGGTTATGGGTACACGGTCTGTTCCTGATTACCAAGGCATTGACCAGAGTAAGTTGGTGCCTTTGCTGGTTAAGACCATACAAGAATTAGAAGCCCGCATCACGGCATTGGAGAATGTATAATGACTAGAGCAAGAGAACTTGCAGACCAGCATAAGACCCTCGATGTAGACGGCGGCACAATCAAGCTGGATGGTAACTACCCGACAGGTTCAGCTAACGTAGCGTTGGGTGACACTGCACTAGATAGTGTTGCATCTGATGGTAATAATAATACAGCAGTAGGGCATCAAGCACTCACCGCAAACACCACCGCTGACAACAACGCTGCGTTTGGCTCTTTTACTTTAACTGCCAACACAACAGGCGCATCTAACACTGCGACAGGACACGGTGCTTTATATGCAAACACCACTGGCAGCAATAATACTTCTGTTGGCACAAATTCGCTTGTGGCAAACACCACAGGCACAAGAAACGTAGGTGTTGGCGCACAGGCTTTAGATGCTAACACTACAGGCACACAAAACACAGCAGTAGGTTTTCAATCTCTTAGCAGCGTAGTGTCAGGAAACTACAATACCGCAGTCGGAGATGAAGCACTTTTTAGTAATACAGGAAGTAATAATACTGCTGTTGGAAATGACGCACTCTACGCAAACACCACCGCAAACAACAACACTGCCGTAGGTTATCAGACACTTGACGCAAACACTACTGGTTCCGAAAACATAGCCATTGGCGCAGGCGCACTTTCTGCAAACACCACCGCAGCCAACAACACTGCTGTGGGGTATCAGTCTTTGTACGCTAACACCACAGGTACACAAAACACCGCTATTGGTCAATTGGCATTAAACTCAAACACGACTGGTAACTACAACACCGCTATGGGTGTTCTTGCGTTAGAAGAAACCACTTTTGGTTACAGCAACGCTGCCTTCGGTCATTCCGCACTGCGTGAAAATATTGAAGGTGACAAAAATACAGCTGTAGGTCAAGAGGCACTCTACTACACCACCGTTGACTACAACACGGCTGTGGGTTATCAAGCTGGTTACGATATTACAACAGGTTTTAGAAATACATTACTAGGTTCCTTTGCAGGAAAAGATATTTCCACAGGTGACTATGGAATTGGTATTGGTTACTCTGCTCTTGGGGCAAATGGTGTTGCTTTAACTGGTGATTACAATATTGCTATTGGTGGTTTTGCAGGAACAAACATAACCTCTGGAGCTAGCAATACGGCTGTTGGATACCTTTCCCTTGCTGCAAACACCACCGCCAGTAACAGCACTGCCGTTGGATATCAAGCTATGTATGCTAATACTACTGGGCTTGGAAATGTTGCATTTGGCTATATTGCAATGAAGGATAATACAACGGGTATTAGAAATACTGCGGTTGGTTCGGATGCGTTTAAAACAAGTACAACGGGAAGTTCAAATACTGCACTTGGTTACGCATCGCTTTTATCTAATACGACAGGTGGTTCAAATACTGCATTGGGTGATAACGCCCTCTACTCCAACACCACCGCATCCAACAACACAGCTGTGGGGTATCGGGCAGGGTACGCTAATACTACTGGTTTCATTGACGCATTTGGCTCTGGTTCCCTAGATGCCAACACTACAGGTAATTTCAACGTAGCGTTTGGTACGACATCTTTAACTAGTAACACGACAGGTAAT